ACGCATTTGGTGATAGCGCATCCATGTTGATTGTGTTATTGTTGCCGTTGAAATCCATAGAGTTGCGGATATTAGCACCCGAACCACGGAAAACAAACGAGTTGTTATTACCAGTGAACTTGGCATTCATGTCGAGTTGATTACATGAGGAATCAGTAACTTCAGTTCCACAACGGATAGTAGCAGTGTTCAAATCGCCAATTTGACGAATTGTTACATCGGCGATTCCTTGTGCTCCTGTGTCGGATACGACACCCATATAAAGTTGGTTTCCATTGCCTGTTTGTATTGCGATAACGCTTTGGTTATCACCACGTAGGTAGATAGGATCAATAGAAGAACCGATAACGTTAGCAGTGCCAGTTTGAACGACATTAACATCTACGTTACCCCCTTGTTGATCAATGTATACCTTATTTGTTGTTGCAACAGTATTCGCTTCTGTTTCATTTGGCGAAGTTGTTACAATTGCTGGAGGAGTTGGTGCTGTTGGTAGCACTGTTTGTGCAGTCACTGATGTTCCATAACAAAGAGCAGCGCCAACTAATAAAAACTTACTTAGTTTCATTTGTTGTTTCCTTTTGTTTGAATCTCCATAGACTCTTTCTTTCACCATCCTTGATTAACTCAACAACGGCCGTTTCTATGGCAGAACGGATCGCATAACTACCTGCTTCATTACTTGTTTGTTGTCCATCAAATTCAAACGCTTTAGTCGCCATATCGAAGAATGTGAAAGCAGTTACCCCCTCGGAAGTAGAGAGAACAGTTTTCTCTACAGTAACCGAATTGAGAACTTCGCCAGTCTGGACAGAAACTAGGCGAAGACTAACTGTAACTTGGTCTTGTGTGTATTGCTGGTATGGACCGACGCCAAGGAATCTAGCACCAGTACCGCCAGTTTTAATGTTAGAGTTATAATCAATGATACCACCTTCTATGATGATACCCGCAACCTTTAGTGGTGGAAGAGGTTCAGCACCTTCACCTGAAATTTGTTCGCGCATCTGGCGAACAAGTTGACGTTCTTTGATTAGCGAATCGATACCGACACGCTCAACAGGAATAAACCACTTACCGTTTCCTGTATCCTGCAGTGTTTTAATCAGATATGCATCTGCACCCTGAGTTACCGCAGTAGAGAAACTTGCAAGAGTTGAAGATGGTTTACGTTGACCAGTTCTATCAGTAAATGAATACAGCGCGATAGGAATTGGTTGACCATCTAATTCAGGAAGATCCTTGAATAGTTTTGGATTAGCAAAACGCTTGACTTCTGCATCATCTCTGAACAGATATGATTGGTTGGCAGTAGGATGAAGTGCGCCAACGCAACCAGAAAGAACGAGCAAAAGCGGAAGGAGAATTAACTTTTTCATAACGTCTCCTTAGAATGCGAACGTAGCAATAGGAACGACAACAACCGTAGTATTGCCATTCTTATCAACTACTGTTAGAGTAACTTCAGTTCCAGTCTTGACATAACTTACAGAATTACCATCAAGATTAAATGTTCCCGTGGTTGCTGTTCCACCTTCCGCGAACAGATTATTCGAAAGTTGTGTAGCAAGTTGCGCATAAACCTGAGAGGTAAACAACGCCATGAATTTGGCAAGAGGAGTATTTGATGCCTCTGCTCGGATTAGTGCTGCTCTCGCTGCTTCTGCATCTTTAATTGCCTGTTCGCGCGAACGTTCTTGTGCATCAATTGATTGCACATGCGATGACCACCCATAACCTGTAAAGGAAGGTGATTTAAACTGTTGAACAATCGGATCTGCGTATGCTGGACTACTTAGACTTAGTAGCGTCAGGAGCATCATCGCTCGTTTTAGCATTTTTCTCTTCCTTTTTGTTTTTGTTGTCAGAAGAAAAATTAAAATCAATTGTGAAGACCTTCAGTAATTCAATCTTTAGGTTGATTGTCATTGCTATGATCCTCTTTTATTTGTAAAACTACGCTCACCTTCTGGTTTAATCTAATTAAATCGTTGTCGAGCATGCGAACACGATCAATCAACGCAATCAAAATCACATTGGTTTCACTAATCAAGGGCATTAATTTGTCAGTTACGAACTTATAAATGAACCAAACAAAGTAACCCATGCCGACAGAGGCGACGATCGGGAATCCATATTGCTTAACTAGTTCTGTTATAATTACTGGGTCCATTAATCTTACCGAGCATCGTTATTCCCGTCTGCTCGTGCGATTCTGTCTAGATCTGGTTTCAGACCCAAAGCGGAACTAACAACTGCATCAACGCGAATAATATCATGGTTCATGGTCTTCACTCGGTTGTCTAACCCCATGATGATACCCTGCATTCCCTTGAGTGCTTTTACAACACTTTCAAGAATGTAGATGATGACAAAATATACGAATACGCCCGCAAGCAAGGCACCTGCGATCGGGAAACCAACGTCTCCGATTAACTTAAAGATAACATCGTAACTCATACGATTATTTATAAGAAGTTATCTGATAATATCAATTTTTCCAATTGAATCAGCATTCCAAACCTCTAAGTCGCGTCGCAAACGACCTTCTGCAACCAGATTATCATATCTAGAAGTTGCTTTACGCTTCCACCACGAAATAATATTATCCATATAATGTTTATCAAAGTTTTGTCCAGGAATTAACTTATCCTGCTTACCGAGAATAACTTCTTTCGAATTTTCATACCCGTATGTTGAAATATAGAAACGCTTTTTGGTAGTAATCTCTTTATTTAGTTTAAGCGCATCGCAGAACACCGAATACTGTTCGGATTCATGTTCCTTCAGTGATTTGCTGATGATGCTGTTCATCTTGTTCTGCATCTTCATCTTATATGATGCTACACCTTCGCGAGCAAACAAAGGTGCTCCGCCATTTTTCTCGTAGAACCATTCCATGGTCTCATCCCAGAAATCGTCAGAGAAAGAAAGAACAAAATTACTAAGAGTGTCACCTGTGTAACGGATGAACGGTTTCAATCCATCGTACTGTGATGCTTGCTTAATGCTGCCATATAATGAGGTGGTTTCAAATAGACAAGTGTCCATGTTATACTTCTTGTTAAACATCTCGCGAAACTCATGTGAGGTGCAAAGAAGTGCAAGAAGTTTACCGCCCAGATAATTAAATCCGAACGGTTGAGCAGGGACAATGATGAACCCCATAACAGCATGTTTGTTGAACGACCGAAGATCAGGAACCTGCCCGAACCATTCATTACGTGGTCGTGAATTGATGAATGGACTGGCGACTCGACAGAATCCTACGTGCTTGCCAGTATTCTTTTCTCTTACGATGAACTTGATTTCCTTACCGAACGAATTCTCATTACAAAAGGAAGAAGTGATTTCTACCATTGTAGAAAATTCGCTCGGTGAAGGTTCATAGATCTCAAGATCCATGTCTTCAGGGTGCATATTAAAGTCAGAGAACAGATTATTCTCAGGTTCAAACCCTGGAAGAGAGTGAGGAAGGGTTTTTTACCGCTCCAGTTTTTTCATGCGCATGTGATCGTCAATACGACCATAATTTGACATGTAGTCAACGAATCGTTTTGCGAGGTATTCTGCGTCGTGTTTTTCTAATATCATTTAACCAGTATAAAGCATTTTTTTGATAAAGTCAATGATTTTTTGCTGATCATCAAAAGATTCATTAAGAAACTCGGTCATTTCCATCTGAAGAACGAAGTTGGAACGAATGTTATTGATTTTACTCTCGCGACCCTTTAACCAAGTCTCGTCCTGATTGCTACCACGTTCTGCGTAGCGAACATTTCGAGTTTCTTTCGTGGTTTGTAGATAAACGATACTGGTGTCATACTTATCGACGCATTCTTCTAGGAATGAACCTGTGCAAAGACGGTCGCCTTCGAATAGAACAATATCGGTAGCAGCGCGAGACGCGAGAAACTTTACTGCTTCTGGTTGAACTGCCATTGACATCTTGTCAGTGCCGCCGAACACTTCGCCTTCTTCATACTTACCTAAAACGAAAATGTTATCCTTATTATGATAAGGAACCAACTTTACATCGGAC